AAGTTTGCTTTCTAAATATCAACATTATAACTAAGGACAAATGCCTAATTTTGAATCTACACTCCCACAAGAAGAACTGACTGCTGCCAAGTTGGGAACCATTGATCGAATGAATAAACAACTCAAGTCAACAATGGCGACTCTAGGCAATATGGATGAAAGAATGAATGCCTTAGAGGCGATGGTTCTCGCTGCACTAGAGAAACAACAGAATGACATTGCTTCTCTAATGATTGCAGTTAATGCTTCTAATAGTGAGAAAACTGCAAGAGATAAGTTTGACATGGATGCATCGCCTGATACGTTCAACGATCCTGCTCAACCACCAGTCGGTTGAAGAAGTGTCACAAGGTAGGTTGTAAGTGACCCATTCTGATGTATATTAGATCTGTTGAGGGGTAAAACAGTAAGAGGGATCGACAAACAGATCTCCACCTCTCACATACACAATAGAATAACACTCTACATGGCAACAAAATCCTCATCTACTAGACGTTCTAGTAAGACTAAGGTAACTGACATATATCCCAAAGTTCTTGTAACTAGGGAACAATATGTTGAAGACATCAAGGTAAGGTGGAAAATCCACCTGATTGAGTCTAAACTGTTTCTTGATGATTGTAAGAAAGGAATCGCAACTGTGACTCCATACTTTCAATCAACTGTAAAGTACATTCAGTCACTTTACACTACTGTCTCTGCTAAGTTTAACTGATTAACAACATGAACGAAGAATTTGACTTTGATTATTCCCCAGAGTCCGATTTGTTTGAATCACTAACAGAAACCACTCCCGAAGATTGGTTGCCTGATTGTGGAGTTCGAGAGGAACTGGATCCAGAGACTCTCAAACTTCTGAACCAGTTCTGATAGTGTCACAACCCTCTTGTCAAGAGGGTTTTTTTGTGCCATAATTAAATTATTGAATCGATACCGCATGATTAACCTCCGCCCGCATCAAGAACGCACTGTAAATGCTATGTGGGACAATACTAAAGGTCAGATCATCATCCCTACAGGCGGTGGCAAGACATTGTGCATGATTGAGGATGTCCTCGCTAACATTGATCTTGTCAAAAAACCACAGACATTTGTTGTAGTTGCTCCTCGTATTCTTCTTGCAGAGCAACTCTCCTCTGAGTTCCTTGAGCATATCAAAGGTACTGAAGTTCTCCATGTTCACAGTGGAGAGACACCACACATTTCTACTACTAAAGTAGATAAGATCAGGTTGCACCATGCTATTTGTAAGACCGCAGGTGTACACCAGTTGATCTTCACTACCTACCACAGTTTGCATCGTGTTGTTGATGCAAACATCAAGGTAGATACCATTTACTTTGACGAAGCACATAACAGTGTACAGAAGAACTTCTATGAGTCTGTAGAACATTACGCTACGTTTGCAGCAAAACGTTGTTTCTTCTTTACTGCAACTCCAAAACATTCTCTCACTCCATCTAAACCAGGCATGAATAATCATGCTGTCTATGGTGAGGTGATCTCTAAGGTTCCTGCTCCTGAACTTATCGAAGGTGGTTATATTATTCCTCCTAAGGTAACTGCAAGGACCATGCCTCTTGTTATCAACTCTGTTGAAGAAAGAGACTGCAAGATGATCCTAGACATTCTCAAGAGTGAGAGTGACATGGACAAAGTTATGGTTGCTGCTAAGTCTACCAAGAACATCAACAATCTTGTAACTAGAACCAAGTTTGTGCCAATGTGTAATCTCATGGGATATGATGTCCTGTGGATTACATCTAAGTACGGTGCATTTATCAATGGCGATAAGGTTGCCCGTGATAAGTTCTTCGATACAATGAATGAGTGGGGTGCTGATCCTGATCGTAAGTTTATCATGTTCCACCACAGTATCCTTGCTGAAGGTATCAATGTGTCTGGACTGACTGCCTGCATCCTGATGAGAAACCTTGACTATGTTACAATGGCACAAACTATTGGTCGTGTCATTCGTCTCAACAAACAAGACGCATCTAACATTGCCAATGGTACTCTCACTCCCTGTAATTTCAGTGAGTATCGTAAACCATTTGGTAAGATGTTTGTGCCAGTGTATGCCAACGTCGGTATTTCTACACACAAACGTCTTCAGTCGGTTGTTGACATTATCTTTGAGCAGGGTGATGCTGCCGTGTCCACTGTTCGTAAATAATAATGAAGTCACCGATGCCACAGATACTGGGTCTTGTTACACTTTTTGTACTGACACTCAGTATCATTATTGCAGGTTACTTTCATGGTAAAATGCATTTACTTACAGTTCTTAAGAACGCAACCTCATGAAACCTACTGTAATTTTAGAACGGTATCCATACCGTTATGTACAGTGTGGCACTATTGAACTCAATGGTATGCCAGACTATCGCATCCAGAAATACAATGAGTGGACTAAGAGATACACTGACATGTATCTGCTAGACAACAGTGTACAACTGGACTATGCAATCGAAGACTTTGAATATACAAAGTGGTTAGATCCTGAAGGAGTTCCCTGTTATGTCCGAGACACGGTTTCACAACCATGATTCTACTATCCTTGATCCAGATCCACAACGATCATACGTTAATAAGGATGGATCAATAGCAGTTATCAAGTATGGTAACTGTAGGAAATGGTGCATTATCATTGATGGTACTATTACTGATAATGCCAGAACTTTTGAGTCTGCAATGAAAAAGATTCAAAAGTATAATAATAAAAAAGTAAGGACAGCGAAGAAACTGGCACAGTCATCCTCCAATGCCCTTGCTGACCTGTTAAACTAATTTCATTCAAATAAAACACAATGAAGACCAAACTGAAACGAGTCTGTGTTACTCCCATCTCACGAAAAGCAAAGAATCGGTTTGCTAACGAGATGGATCTCTTTCACACTTGTGTTGTTGAACAAGAGAGAGAACATGAAGGTACAAAATACCTCTACTTGCAATCTCTCAACAAGAGTTACTTCTTCTGGGTTCCAGAAAAAGGTAACGATGACTGGAAAGTGGAGCGATGATTGATGTCGAAGGATTCATTCACACTGCCCCAGAAGGATACCACTACGAGACAGTTCGCCAAAAAAGTACTCTTACTGCAATTTGGATTGTATCTGATCGTAAGTGGATTTACAATGATGGTGCTATCAGTAAGTCGATTTGGGGATTCTATAAACCCAAAACAAGAACCTATCACGCTCCCATCAACTCGAAAAGAGTTGGAGATCAGGTAAACATTGAGGATACCACACCGTATTCTGCAATGCAACTAAACCTCACACCGTTAGAGCGGTGCTTCTGCTAAACTACATAGATTACCATGCACAGTAACTCCATGATCGACAAGATCCGTGACAAATCAATCACAGAACTTGAGAATCATTATGCCAAACAAATGCAACAGATGGTAGATGAACTCCGTATCGAAGATGCAGAGGCAATTCTATCAGAAATGATCGTTGATCCCTCTGATGTTGATGATGTAACGTGGTCATTTATTGATGACATTACAGGATTCACAAATGAAGAGATCCAAAACATTCAATGGCATGAACTAGATGGGTAGAGAGGAGCGAAAAGATGCAAAGCATTTGGAACATTTAATTAATCCACTTGCCAGTCATCATAAATTTCTAAGAGATCTTAAAAAAGAACTCAAGAGAGACAAGAAAGGCACCTCTATGAGACGATTCCGTAAAAGTAGAAAAAACTACAAATCAAATGACTAATTTCAAGATCAGCGTCACAGTTACAGAGGAACAACTAAACTTACTCACTGATGCATTGTTTCAATACAGTGAAAACAATGACGTGGGAAATAGAGTTGAAGAACTGGAAGATGTGATTGACCAAGGCACCACTAAGGTTGAGAAACCTAAACTAGAACTACAACAACCACCAAGGAGAATTGCCAACTCCACTGATAACTTAGGTGGGTATCATTACGGTTGAACAATAGAATAACACATGGCACCCGAAAGGGTGCTTTTTTTGTGTCTAATTTCAAAGTATATAAAAAAGAACTCAAAAACGCGATAACACCGTTTTTGGGGGTGTGACTATATAAAAACTGTCACAAACCCGCTTGATTTGTGGGTTTTGGTGGGTTATTATATAATCATGAAAAATACTCACCTTGAGCACCCTGAAGATGCTATTTTCAACAATGGCAAACAGGGTGCTATTGATGTTTTGAAGTGGTTTGCTGCTAAAAACAGCACTCTTTCCGTCAAATATGATGGCGCTCCTGCTATTGTATGGGGTATCAATCCAGAAAACAACAAGTTTTTTGTTGGTACTAAGTCTGTTTTCAACAAAGTTAAGGTAAAGATCAATTATACACACAGTGATATAGAACTGAATCACGGTAGTAACGCTAAGGTTGCTTCTATTCTTCACCTATGTCTAGAGAAACTGCCAAAAGTTGCAGGTGTTTATCAAGGTGACTGGATTGGTTATGGTGGCAGCACAGAATATAAACCCAATACAATTACATACAAGTTTGACCGAAGAGTATATCAAGACATCGTATTTGCTGCTCATACAACATATCATGGTGATTGTATGAAAGATATGTCTGCTGAGTTTGCATTTCCTGATAATCTCCACACTCTTGATGTAAAACTACTAGACACTGCATGTGACATCAAACGTCGTAAACTTCGTATCGGTGTGCTCATTGCTCTCGCCAAAGTGTTGATTCGATTCACATCATTTACTGATGAAACTATCGGCAAACATGTTAAGGTTACTGTCAACAGTTACATTCGCCGCGGTGTAACACCTGATCCACAGAAACTATCAGAAGAGACTGGTCTCGATGTTAATCTCTTTCACCTTTATTTGTTGTTGATGGACATTAAACATCATCTTCTCGATGGTATCGTTGCTAGAGAGAATGTTACATGTTTGATTGATGACAAAGTGTGTGCTCATGAAGGTTTTGTTATGTCAAACGATTACGGCACATATAAATTAGTTGATAGGGAGACATTCTCCTACTATAATTTCAATAATCGGAAAGACTGGAAATGAGTTACGATCCTCAAGTCAACGACTATGTGATATGGCATCGAGAAGATTACGATCACGTTGATAAGGGATGGGTTTATTTCAAATGTGACGAATATATTACAATAGAAATTAGTGTTAGACCAAAACCTAACTGTGAGTATACTACGGTTGAAAAACACAAGTATATTCACACATTATTGCTTTGTTTTAACTATCAATGGAAGGATTTAGAATTTGTAACCAAACGTAATAATCAACACGACCCTGTGACAGTGCCCGAAGTGTCCACAAATCTCCCCAAACCGCCCAAAATGCCCTATATTAGAAGAGTCAAAGGAAACACACATGAACAGCGATCAGTCATCTCAACACAAAGCAAGTCTTCGTAGCAAGATTGCTGTCGCTGCTAGTGAGTATTACCCTGGCGATTCTCTCAAAGTGATTCAGAAACGCATGAACTTCACTCGCTCAATGTATGAGCGGATTCTCAAAGAAAAGAACATCGATTTGTTCTGATCCTATCACTGTCCACACTATTCTTTCTTCTTCATTATGTCAACTAACGCTCGCATCGGTCTTCAACTCGACGGTGGCATTGTTTCCGTTTATCATCACTGGGATGGTTATCCTCAGTGGTTGGGTGTACAACTGACTCAGAAGTACAGCAACGTTGAAGATCTTCGTGAACTAATTGACGGCGGTGACATTTCTTGTCTCGCATCAGATACTGATTGGAACCGTAACGAGGTCCCCGAACATGTTCAGTATTATTCTCATCGCGGAGAGGATTGCCCTCCACAAATTGCTCATTCTATCACAGAATACTTTGAGCAGTGTGATAACTGCGGTGCTGAGTATGCATACATTTTTGATAAGGGTGAATGGTTCTGCTACGATGTTAAAACGTGGTCAGATAGTTACGGTCAATTAGTTGATATTCCACAACCACAGACAGTCTAGAAAGTGTACACTAAGGGGTCATATTGACCCCTTTTTTTATTATAATGAGTACATAACAAACAACTCTTATTATGAACTCACTCAAAGATTTCACTGATTACATCTGGTCATTCTATGGTGAACATGATGACACTTTATATCCTATCAAGGGACTAACTTTAGATCACATTCTACAAGCGTGGGAAATATACAAAGAGAGACTAGAAAAGGGTGATTTAGAATATGTTCACTATACATGGGGTGGTGGCGATAGTTTAGATAGAGAAAGAATGAGAGATATTTTAATCTATGATCTTGATATGGAGTTTGCATAATGAAAGTAGAAATCACTTTAGTTGTTGATGTTGATGAGACAGATACGGTTATCTGTCCTGACGGTAGACCACTAGAACAAAATTGCATTTTGAATGCTGTCGATAATGACTTCTTTCTAGAACCAGTTGAAGTATTATCAGTTAAACCTTACACGGAGAAATCATGAGCACATTACATCACGAATCAATCCTAGAAAACCTCTATGAAGAGGAAATGGCAAACATGATTAAATCAGGTTATGCTGAGTTAATGACACAAGAAGCACTCGAAGAACATTGTGCTTTTATCGCCAAAGAACAGTTCGAGGACCTATGTCAGTGAATACATTTCCCAGTATCGATGAGATCGAAGCAAAGCACGGTTTCACCATTGAAGCACTTGAACAATTTGAGTACATCATCACATATCTCAATGAATGTGCTTCACCTGAGTTACTCAAAGAGATTAAAATCTCAGAAGATGGATTTAATCAACTTGTAGACTATACTACAGAGTTAAGAGTATTTGATGGGGTGAACTGTGCCGAATAATAAACTAGCACATAGTGGGTTTATTTTGATCTCATTATTGCTTATAATAAGTACATAACAAACAAAGGATTTATGACCAAAACTCAAACAATCATGAACAGAATCGTTCAAGTTGATAACTTTCAGAACATGGCATGTTGCTGTGCTAACTGGGATGAATTTGTTCAAGAATTGGCAGAGTGGGGTGTTGATGGTTGTGCAAAGATCGATTTTGATGATCCTGACCTAGACATTCCTACTCTCAACGCTTTCATCAAAGCAGAAAACGGTTATGTAAGAGAGGTGGCATAATGAAGAGTTTATTTGAATCTCAAATTTGTGTAGATTGTGGCAAACCTTGTCACTTTGGTTCTGGTAGGTTTGTGAATAGATATTCAGTTTATAATGATGATGTAGAGGGTTGGCGCTGTGGTGATTGTGCCGCTGAAGTTGATGCTATGTTAGAGGAGTTAAATACACATGAATGAGAGAAAATATACTGTTACACTAACTCGAAGAGAGTTGGGATTAATACAATACCATTTGAAAGGATTGTATAAACGCATTGATAGTGATGTGACATCGTGGGGTTCATCATGCACTGGATATGATGTCATTGAACATGATTATTATGGTAAAGATGCCATTGTTGGTGCATATCGAGAAGTTAAAAGTGTTGTTGATGAACACTATACAAACGAAAAACAATTATGTTTACCATAGGTGTGCCACTTGACAAACTGGCACACAACCGCTTGAGATTCACGGTCAAACGTGACATACTATAAGAGTCAAAGAAACGGAGGCAAATTTGCAACTCACTTCCAAGGATGGTCACATGGTTGTTGACTTCTATCCCGTCAAGTTTGCA